ATAGACGTGGGGGTCTCGCCAAGCAGCGGTGCCGGTTTCCTGCCTCAGGTCCACCGAAACGTGCGGGTGAATGAAGGCGGTGTACAGGCCGGCCGACTCGCTGATCCCAGGAACGTTGGCGGTCCGCAGGTTCGCAACCACCTTACGGATGTCCCGAGACTGCAAGATATCAGCAGCAAGAACATCAGTAGCCTGGCTGTTGGCCTGGGTGGCAGTAGCGTCCGAATAGTGGACGTTGTCACCACCATGCAGGACATCACGAGTGATCGTGTCAATCGAGAGCCCGGCGTTGTAGCCCAGCAGGTTTGCGACCACGGGGTCCACGTCCAGGTAGCTAGTACCCCGGATGCGGGCAGTGGTCACAACAGCGTTACCGTACTCGTCCAGCACCACGTCAACATTCGAGTCAGAGAACGTCACACCATCGACGTCAACCTTCTCACTCAGAGGCGTGGTAGCCGCAGCAAGGTCGGCGGTCTTCGTAAATCGAACGGTCGAACCACGCTTATCGAGGTTGGTGGCCTGAACCGAAGCGATGCGGTCGTAGAACAGTTCCGGTCGAAGGGCAAACCGGGTGAACAAGTCCCAAGAGACCTGATCGAACCCGGAATCCCCGGTTCCATAGATTGCCATTTAGGGGTCCTTTTGACCCCCGATCGGACTACTGAAGGTTAGCGAAACCCTTGTGTTGAGAGTACAGAGCCATAGCCTCATCCTTGGAGAGTCCGGGCTTCAACCACGGTTTATCAGCATTGGGGTCAATGCTTTCACCTGTGGTCACTGCATCGGACATCCGGGCGTGAGCCTGCTGCTCATCTGCTGGGACTTCTGGTGCTGTGGTTTGGGGGGTCAGAAGTCCGTAGCGCTCTGCGGCCTCTCGAACCTTGTCGGGTGCGCTCCAGTCAACATCATCTGCCTTCTGGAACAACGGCAAAGCCGGATGATCCTCAGGGATGCCAGCCTTCGACAAAGCGAGATTGCGTTCAAGGTCCCGGACTTTCTTCCGGTTCTCCTCAAACGCCTTGCGCAGAGAAGCAATACCTGAAGATTCCTGGGGTTCCTCGACGGGTTCCTCTTGGTAGTCGTACTCGGGGTTAGAAATATCGGTCATTGTCATCATCCCTTTCTAGGCCGCACAACGCCGGGAGAAACGCTGTGGCTCCTCTGGGCCAAGACCCCTATGGCCTTAGCTCACCATTAACTCTAGTTTGTAGCACTTCTCAAACCAGCGATGCCGGATTCTGCTGTAATTGCTGATCCGCCACCCTGGAATTTTGAGACTCGACCCTCTTGACGCCTTCTGATCCTCTCTCGCGACTGGGAATCACCTTCAAAGACTGCACCAAGGGCTTCCTCTTGGGAGACTCCAGGTTGGACTTCACCGGGTAGTTGACCGAAGATCTGCCTCTGCATGGCCATGGCCGAGAACTGATCAACTGCCTGACCCGGATCAACGCCCAAGCCGGCCAACCTCTCAGACTGACCCTGTGAGAGATCACCGAATCCAGTACGCCTGGCTGTGGCCCCAATCTGTGCAGCGGTAACATGTTGAAGGATGACCTTCTCTGCACGGTCTGGGTCAATAAAGTAGCTAGCCAGTGCAGCATCCGAGTTGGGTCCGTAGTACTGAGCAAAGGTCTCACGGACATCTGAGGGGGCAAACTGCATCGCAGTCCAACCCTCCATGATGCGTGACTGTAGCTCTTGAAGACTCAAACCCCTGTTGACGAACTCTGCGAAGTCTTCGGGCTCATCGTAGAAACCTTCAGGCATGCCAACCGAGCGCATCATCTGGGTGACACGATCCCGGTAGGTCATGTAGTCAGCCTCAGACATTGCAAGCTGACCGTTCTGCTTTCGGTTGCCAGGGAAGTAAACCTCATACCTAGGGCTTTCCCTGACTTCCTCCATGGCAATAGCAGCATCCCCAGTCTCCTGCCACTTGTCGGCATAGACCTGGAGAAGTTCCTCAGGCATGTGGGGATACCTGCGCCTGGCTTCATCAACGAAGGACCTGCCAACATCATTGGGAGGCGTAGTGTCAGGGAAGGGAGACTCAAGCTGCTCAAGCTGCTCAACCGACTGGAATCCGAAGTAGTCCAGGACTCCAGATGCCTTGTGAGTCGATGCCTCGATCTGCTGCTTGGTACTTACCTGGGGGACACCGTAGAGCTTATAGAGGGCATCAACCTGGGCCTGGTTTCGTGCATGATGTCGAGTGCCATCTGAGGTTACCAGCCAGTATTCCCCAGACCCATACATGAACTTGGCATCCTGGGGGGCCTTGCCTTCGATATGGCTAGGCGAACCAATCGGCTTAGCTCCCCAGGAGAATGGGTTGACCTTGTCACCAGAGGCCACAGCTTCCATGCCAGAGATGCCACCGAAGACCGTAGATGCTCGGGGCCCCTCAACGAAGCCGGCACGAATGCTTAGCTGGCCTTCAGCAGCATCAATGACTGAACCATAGATCTTGGTCAGAGAAGGAATCTCGGCAGGGTCAAGCCGGTATCGAGTCTTGGTGCCTTCGTTGACCAGGAAGACAACACCGTCAACTGGCGACCTGTAGAGCCTCATCGCACACCACCCTGGACACGACCACCAAACATGGGTTCAGCATCATCGAGGGCCTGCGATACCACATTGCCCTTGTTGCGCTTCATGCCTTCCTTCCTCAGGAACTGTTCGATGGAGTAGGCGTCATTCATCCTGACCAGCTTGGCGAACATCGGATCAGTCTCGTCGGGGACTTCACCCCAGATGTTCTGGACCATCCCACGAGCCAGGGTTGCAATGTCGTCATAGGCAAGCTCGGGGTTCTCATGCTCGGGGAACATCGCCAAACGCTGCTTCTTCAGTTGCTCAACCAGAAGGTCAACAGAGCCTGGGTTGGTCCTAAGTTTGTAGGCCCACTGTCCGATCATCTCATCGGTCCAGGTGCGCATGCCGATGGGTCCAAGCCATTGCTTCACAAGCTGCTGGACTCGGTCTTCGCCTTCGAGTCCAAGAAGCTGACCGGACTGACGCTCAAAGAAGGTGATGGCATCCCCGGCCTTACGGACGCCTTCCTCGTGTGCGGCATTCTCTAGACGCTGAACACCCTGCTCTAGCCAGCCATCCTCACCGGGCTTCACACCAAAGAGGGTCAACACGCTCGGGGTCTGCTGCTTCCGCATATCAATGTTGTACTCTGGCCTGAGAACCTGAGGCTTGTAGTACCTTGACAGGATTCGAGCTTCCTTCTCTGAGGTTGCGTACCAACCAAGCCACTGGCCACCCTTCTTGGTCCTGGTCCTTAGGTAGTGCTTACTGGTCTTGGGGTCGTAGTAGAGGACCGCAGAAGGCAGAGCCCACTGGGCTTCCTCATCTGCATATCTGGCTCTTTGGCCTGGGCCAGTGAGTTCCCAGTCCCGATAGCCTTCCTCTGTGGACTGCCGGATGTACATCTTGCCGTTGGTGGTCCTGATGATGCGGTCATTCTCACCGAGATACTTGCCAGCGAAGGGGCTAGCGTCAGGGTGGTAGGGGTCGATCTCCTTGAGGATTGAGTCATTGAACTGCTCCTCAGTGATGTCACCCCGGGTCCACTTGTCAGCCAGGAAGCCACTTAGGGCCATGCTGGGGTTCTGGTAGCCGGCATCAATCAGAGCATTCCGAGCCCTGATCCTGTTGTCCTGGAGCCTCTGTTCGGCTGCCTTCGGATCGCCTGCGGAGAGCTTGATCCACTCTCTTTGCCCAGGAGTCCGGGTCTGCCAGTATCTGGTGGACTCCAGTTGCCCCTGGGTGGGTGGCCTACCTTCAACCAGTGAGCGAGCATAGATACTCATAACCTCAGGGTCCCGAAGCATCGGGTTCACCTTGGCCTCACGGTTGTAGTTGGCTACCCAGGTGGCGAAAGGATGCTCGGCAGTGTTCTCAATCTGTGAGGTCTTGCCGGCCCGGATGGCACCAATGGCCTTGAGTTCCCTTGAACTGATCTCTCTTTGGACCCTGGTCTCTGACTCTGGGAGCCCATCGGTCATCGCATTCCAGGCTTCACCGTTGGGAACATGCCAGACCATTGGGGTTCCCCGGCCACCATTGGCCCCATTGGGAACGCGCCACATGAGGTAGATATGCTTGCCGTCCAGTCGCCAGATTTCAGCGCCACCGGGCATACTGTTCAACTGAGGCATTAGACGAACCTGCGAATGCTAGTGGGCTTGAAGTAGAGGTTTCTAATCTCTACGTTCTTCCCTGTCCGGGGGGCATGGAGAATCTGACCGTTACCCATGTAGAGAGCCACGTGACCAGGCTTGCCTACCAGGTCTCCAGGTTGGGCTTCAGCCAGGCTGTTGACCTTCTTGCCGGACTGCATCTGGTGCCCTGAGAACCTGGGAAGGTTGATACCCATCTGCTTATAGACCAACTGGATCAACCCGGAACAGTCCAGGCCCTTCTGGGGGTTGACGCCTCCCCAAAGGTACGGGACCCCCAGGTACTGCTGGGCGATCTGGATAGCCAGAGCACCAGAGCCCTGTTCGGGATTGGGTGGTAGCCCACCGTTGCGTTGGAGGGTCTGCTGCCTGACCGAGGTTGGCAGGTCATCCAGGTCAGCATCAGTGAGGTCGAAGTCGGCAAGGAATCGCTTGGAGGGTCCGTACGCCTGGTAAAGCTCACCAAGGGCACGCTCAAGCCCGAAGTCGGATTCTTCCTCTGCGGTACCACTGAAGGGATTACCTACCCCAGAGGCTCTTTCTGCTGGGTTGCCTTGCATCATCGAGGATACCTGGGCAAGCATTTGGCCCCACATATCCATGTCCTGCTGGACTGTGGGCTCAGTCTGTGTAGGGTCTACGGGGTCGGGGTTGCCTAGGTTGATAGCAGCAGATGGCTGGATGTTGACCATCCGACGCCTGGCAGTCCGGTTCATCCCGATAGGAACCCGACCGTTGGGTGCAGTCCGGTTGGCTAGAGCCCTGTCTGAGCCGGCCCCTCGACCACCACCGAATGCCCGAAGAAGGCTCTCGGCTTCATTCCAGCGTTGGGCATAGCGATGTCTGTACTGCCTGGCTGGCCTCTGAATCCTTGCAGCCAGTTCAGCACCTGAGATACCCTGCCGATCGAACTGGGGGATTGAACTGTAGAACTTGCGGGCCGCATACTCGACATTGGTTAGCTGAGCCGGGGTCCCCCAACCTTGGGAAGGCCGCTGCTGGAAGACGCCTAATGAGTCATGGTCATTCCTGTTGCCAAGGTGGCCAAGGTTGCGTAGCCCAGACTCCACAATTCCAGTAGAGAGTGCAGCAGTGATTTCACGAGGACCATAGCCCATCTGCTTGCCAACTCGGACAATGGTATTGACGATGTTGGGATCATAGCGAGCCATTAGCTTAGCCTCCCGATCATGGACCTAAGAGTCGAGAAGCCGCTTTCGAGTGTCCCGAAGTCCTCTGAGTAATCCTGCTGCTGTGTCCGCATTTCCCGCTCATCCTGCTTGTTCTCAAGGATTGCGGTGTTCATTGCGGCATTCGGATCACGCTCCTGGCCGTCTGGCATGTCAGGCCTGTTGGTTGCACCTTGAGCACCAAAGGCAGTCAGTTCAGCATCGGTTTGACCCTGGAGTTCGGCCTGGTGGTAATAGGAGGTTCGGTCTCTCTGGACTGCTTCCTCGTATTGGGCTCGGTGTTCATTCTCGAAGATGCCCTGGTACTGCCTGAGTTCCAGTTCAGTAGGGTCCCGGCCCAACATGCTGTTGAAAGTGTTGTAGATGGCACCCTTGATTGCCTCGGGGTTTGGTGCCAGATAGACCTCGGGCACATAATCCGGGACCGCCTCATCGAATGCTTCAGGGTTCTCCTTGAGCATATCGAGGGCTTTTCGCCAGGCGGTGCTTCGGTGGCCTGGACCCATACCGAACTGCTCACCACCCTGATTGGCATAAGTGAGCACCATCGCATAGGCTTCCTGGGTAGCAGGGTCCCAGACTCCTCGACGGTAAGCGGAAGTCAGAAGGCCGGCCTGGACCAACTCGACCTGAAGTCTGGCAATGTCCTCAGGGGAAGTGAACGGTGCATCAAGCTGGTCCCCCTCGTAGTAGATGGGAATCCAGCCGGGATGCGAGTCCTGGGGTTGCCACTCGAAGGGAACCCCAAAAGGGGACATCCCCGCGTCCATGCGACCCTGGAGCCGGAAGTCCCTAATGGCCCCAGCGTCAGCGGTCATCCTGGGAGACGGACCTTCACCGGAACCTAGGCCCTGGACTCTGAGGCCTTCATAATCCCGGCGGGCTTGACTGAGTCTGTTCGCTGGGGTTGGTGAACCCCTAAGAGCCGTATTGGCGCGTACTCCGGGGTTCTTGACCTTGCGTCTAGGCTTTCGTGTTCCTGCCGCCCTTGCTCTGGTGGTCCTAGGGGTTGCCCTATAGATACCTCTTTCTCTAACCAAGGCCAGCACCCGCCAAACTCATAGACCCAGAGCCCAAGGAACCCATTGGGTTGTCTAGTGCTTCCATGTAGTCCAATCCTGGCTCAAGTTCCTCATCGAGGAGTTCCCGCATGAACAGTCTTTCCCAGGCTGCCCGGAAGGCCGGCTCCTTTTCAGACAGTTCCTCACCGAGGTTCCTAAGCTGGTCTCGTGCATAGATGAGTTCGCTTCTAGTGGACCTGGCAAAGCTGTCAGGCTGGAGCCCCAAAGAGACCGCTAGGGCCTGAACCTGCTTTCTGGCCTCTAAGTATTCAGCGATGTAAGGGCCAACCTCGGTGTTGCGTAGCTTCGGGTCCTGGATTGCACGCTCCATATCCCCAATCAACTGCTGGGGTGGGGGCCTTCTAGGTGAATAGTCAGCACGCCCGAACCCTGGGTACTTATCCTCAAGGTCCATGCGAACCATTCTCAGGAACATTCTTGCTTCATCAGACTGTAAACTGCCGAACATTGCCAATGCGTTCTGCTGCTGTTTCTGATACGCCTGGTAGCCAAGCGCATTGTTTGACGCATGGGCAATCTGGTCTGGAGTCATTCGGACTCGGTCGCCACGAATGATCTGGTCAGTGAAGCTCAGGTAATCGAAAGTCCCAGGCTCGGGGTCGGTAGTGAAATAGCCGACAACATCCTTGTACTGCTCATAGAGTTCAGGGTTCTCACGGATGAACCTGTTGCCTTCGATCGTTACTGGCATTTCCCGGTTGGACCTGGTCTTGTTGAAGAAGGTCATTTCCAGGTTGTTCAAGCCGAAGACGTGCTCAGTCAGGGCAATGGCTTCTGACTCGCCGTACTCCTCTTGCCATTCACGGACCTGATCACCAATGGCCCTGAAGTGAATCCAGTCACCGGTCTCAAGCTTCGACTTCATTTCGACCTGAGGGCCAGTGGGCAGGGTCGTTTGAGCGAGAGCCTGCAACAGAAGCCTGGTGGTTGCCTTCTCGGCTGCGACCTTCTGCATTGCCTGAATCTGAGTCTCATCAGACATGTCCCAGCGCCCAGATGCTGCTTCCAACTGGAGCATTTCAGCATTGGCGCTCATCCAGGTGGGCTGCTGTCTGGAGAATGCGGCGATCAGCTTCCTAGCCCAGGCCGGTAGAAGTGCATCAAAGAAGTCTGCTCCTGGGTCCTGCTGCTCATCACCACCTGGGGCCCCATAGGGGAAGAACAGTTCTCTGGCGAAATGATCCCCTGGGAGGTCCCGCATGAAGGGCTTCAGAGGTACCTGGAGGATCGGCCCGAAGCCAGGGAGAACCGAACCACCGATCATGTTGAGGCCCTGGACAGACCCGGTCATCGCAAGCTCTGTATTAGGTCCAGTACCAAGGAACCTCGAAGCCAGAGCCCCAGCCATCGGGTAGGCGAAGATTTCCTGACCGAAGTCATCCCGGTAGAAGAACCCTCGGCCCTCATTGTGGTCCGTGTCTCTGGCACCCTCGATAGCCTGCTGGCCTCTGCGAACAACCTTGGGGTTCTCGAACCCGATCTTGGACCAGGTGGTCAGAACCTCCTTCCAGGCATCACCGAACGGAATCAGCAAGCGAGTCATATCGAAGAAATTGTTACGCTTGCTAAGGTCGTACAGAAGCTCCTTGACCTCGGTCACCCCATACTGCTTGGCGACCGCGTCAATACCTTCAAGAGTGCCAGTACCCTTGCCCTGGGCCTGTTGCTTGATAAGCCTTATCTGGCTGGGGGAAAGGTTATTCTTCTGGGCTGAATCTATGAGCTTCTTGGCGCTCTTGGCATCAAGGAAGCTAGCCATCTCGGTCATGCGAGCCCAGTAAGCCTGCCGGAAAACCGGAGACCTAGCCAGCGCATTGGTCGGCTTAGTGGCTAGCCACTTGAACATCCAGTCAATGCCCTTTCGAACACCATCCCCCGGGCGCTGTGGGGGTCCCATCTTCTGACCGCCAACCCAATCAGGGAGGCTGTCCAGCTTGGTCTCCAGGAAAGCATTCACCTTCTTAGCATCAAAGGTGCCATTCCTGATGCGCTGACCGTCTAGCTTTCCATCCTTGATAGCAAGCAGAAGGTCGGGGTCTCCGCCAGTTAGGTCATTGACTCGCTCGACAACCTCATCAATGTACTTGTCGGACTGCTCTCTAGTAGAAAGAACATGCTCACGATGTCTGGTGTCGCCAAGCATTTCCCGGTAGACCTTGAGGGGACCATCCCAGAAGTCCTGCTTGATGGCATCAATGCCAATTAGGCCCCGACCATTGTCATAGACCGCAGCGTCGGGTATCAAGCGCTCAATGGGGCTGGAGGAAAGCTTGGAGAGTTCGTCTGCTACTGAACTGATGTAATGCTGGGTTCCCTTCTTGTGCCTGGTCCACTCGTTTAGGCCAACAACCCCCGGGTATCGCCAGTTGGTTTCCCGGTCAAGCGCTGCCTGGAACTCAGGGACATCGGTAAAAAACTCATCGAGGACTGTGGTCCCACCGATGCCGTACTTCTGGGCTCCCTTGGACAACTTCTCGTCAGCTTTCAGTGCAGCCCTAGAGATGACTCCTGAGCCATTGGCGGCCATCTTCTGAAGTAATGGCGACCCCTCGTTGTACCTGGCCATGAACCAGCCAAGGAACGCGGCAGGATTATTCACGAACCGAGAGGTCGAGGTTGCAGCGACCCGGACAAGCTCCTCAGACATCACCCGGATTGTGTAGGCACCACGAAGAAGTTGGGCGGCCTTGAAGACATCAACAAACAAAAGCTCAAGAGCGTCCCGACTGAACTCGGATGCTGGCAGGTCCATCACTGTTCTAAGTGCAGCGGCAGTCGGGCCCCGGGTGGTCATGGCCCTCAGGGCTCTTGCATCAGGGACTGGAACCCCTCGACCAAGAAGCTCAGCCACAGAATGTGGAGTAGGTAGCGCCTCCTTGGTGAACGGGTTATAGAGAGCAAGGACCGTATCTGCCGTTTCCCCTGAGGCGGCCTTGATCCAGTAGGCACGCTCCTCATTGTTGGGGTTGAACAAATTGGTCAGGATGTCACGGCGCTTCTTCAGGTTGGGTTTGGTCAGTTCTTTGCCGTATAGGCTCTCAACGATCTGGTCATCGATGGCCTTGACGAACGAGTCCCTGGACCACTCTAGGAGTTCATCGTAGTTATTGACCTTGGCAAAGCCCCGGTTGACCTGTTCGATGCGCTCTTTAGACATCCCGGCAGTTCTGAGGGTGTTCTGAAGGTTCTGCCAGGAAGCCTGGGGATCATCAAGGCCAATGATCCCTCTGGGAAGACTGGCACCTAAGCGGGTGAATCCATCAGGCATCACCCGGCCAATCTGGGAAAGGTAATCCCTGGTAGCCATTCGATTGGCTGAAGGCTTCAGGCGTACCTGAGTGCCCATCGCAGGCATCAGCAACTTCTTGACTGCATCCGGGTCAGTCTCATCAGCGATGGCAAGGGCAGTCTGGCGGTCCAGACCCTTAATGTGCTCCATGAGTTCGGTAACCGAGTTGCGGCCTGCCAGGTACTCGAACACCTTCTTGCCGGCCTCTGAGTTCCCCCAGGTCTCGATGTTCTCGGCAACCGTGGACTTCCTGCCGTTGATCCCGGTGACCAGAGCTTCTTTGAGGGCCTGCATGCCATTAGGTGCCTGGAAGGTTCTGGCAGCCTGACGAGCCTTGCTGGTTGGCCCCAGGACCGCTGAAGTGGGGTCCAGGAAGATTGAGTTCCCCAGGTCGAGAATCGAGGAAGTGATGTTGTACTCTCGGGAGCCTGGTTCCACGGCAGCCCAAGGCAGGAACGTTCTAGCGACTCCAGGGGCGAGGGCCCGGCCAGGGGTAAGCCAAACCCCAGTCTCAGGGTCGGTAAAGTGTTCCTTGCTGCTCAGGTTTGACTCATGCCTGACGGACCCACCAGGAAGCCAGCCAGAACCAAGGTCGATGCCCTTACCAGATCGCCACTGCTTGTAGGCAACCTCGACCATGGTGTCGTAGTTGCCAGACCCCTTGTCCCTTGGGTTCACCCGGCCAAGGGTCCCGATCTGCATCAGAGAGGCCGAGACTGCCTGCTGAAGGGACTCCTGGAGCATGAAGGCAGTCCTGGTGGCCCCACGCAAGGGAGCCAGGACGGGCTCAAAGCGTCCAGGAGAATGCTCTGGCTTGCTCTCTGGGTCGGTCTCGGCTAACCTGCGATCAACATCCTGGACTTCCCAAGGCTTGTCAGCATTCAGGTTGGTATCCCGTTTGGCCTGAGCAAGCGTCTTAGGGTCTACGAGTTCACCGACCTGGAATCCCCCAGTAGCCTCATACTGTAATTGGTAGGCCCTCTGAGCCAAGGCAATCGTCTGGGGGTCCTCAGGGGATAGGCCGGCCATTCCCGCAGCGGCAGTAAGCCCGGTGTGCATACCAGGATAGTTGGAGGCGATAGACCCCACGCGGGCAGCCAGTTCGGGGGTTGCCTGGGCCATGAAGTTGGCACGCCGAGCATCCCGCATGGCAACCTCTCGGCCTAGCTGCTCCTCATACTGAGGGGATCGGACTGGCCGGATCGGCATTAGGGTCCTTCCATGGTTTCGGGTGCCTCAGGGACCCCAGGGCCAATGGGTGCTCCCTGAGGCATTGCACTGGGCTCAGGACCCTGGGGCATCCCTCGCATGGGCATCAGGCCTCTAGGGGCTCCCGACTGGGGCATGGGGCCAGTGCGCACCGGAAGGCGCTCCACAAGCTCTCTGAGGGATTCGAGTCCAGACACCCGGTAGAGAGCCCGGATCATCTCATCAGGGTCTTCAGGCAGAATTGTCGCCTGGTCACCATTGAGTCCCGCAGTGAGCGGTTCATTTGGCCTCGATGACGGTGCGGAGAGGGGAGTAACTGCACCGGGCGGAGGGCCTTGCATTCTCCCACCCATGGGGTTTGGGCCTTGCTGGCTAGGGGCTGGCATCTTGGTCCCGGTGTTGTACGGGCGTGCTGTGCCCATATGGCCGGCAGTGCCTCCAGTGGGATTCGACGCATTCAGGTCTGACCGGTTTGCATAGGCGACCCCAGGTTGGCCAACTCGCTTGCCTCCACGTCCCTTTCTAGGCATCAGGCACCAGCCCCTACAGCCATAGCCGGGGCTCTACCACCAGCGGGGCCACTGGGCTGCCTCAGAGATCGTAGGAGTTGTGCAATGTTCTGTTGATCCGAAGAAACCTCGGGTACAACTCCACCGCCTGCCTCAGCTCCGGCTCCTGGTGGAGATAGCCCCGGTTGCGCTTCAGGGGATTCCGGGGTGGTGAGTTCTGCTTGTCGCTCCTGGGCTTCTCGCTGCGCCTCTTGGATTGCATCTGCCAGGTCCTTGTTATCGTTGTGCACCTTCTTGATGATGTTGGCAACGTCAACTGCCGCGAGGGCTCCTGCTGCAATCTGTTGGCCCAGGGCCTCTAGAAGCATCTGCTCAAGCCTGCTGGACATCACCCGGTCAAGCTCAATCTCCGGGTCATCAATCAGGGGGTCGATCATCGCTGCGGTCTCTGGGCTCATGATCCCCATGCCGACACGCTGACCAAGGCCAAGGATGACCCCGTTGACGTCAGCACCAGGCATTGAGTAGGTGACCATGTTGACGCTGGTGTCGAAGATGTCATTGGCGACATAGTCAACGGTCTTCTTGGTGGACTTGAACCCGGAGACGTAGAAGGACTTCTTCTTGTTGCCGAAGTAGGCCTTCATGACTGCGATAGCCCGCTCGTTCTCCTTGACGGCCGCTCGGGCTAGTTGCTCCTGGTACTTCTGGATTCGGAAGTCGATCTGAGCGCTCATGTTGATCTCAGACTGACGCCCGGTCCTGATGTTGGTGGTCGATTCCCCACCGAACTGAGGGGCTACACCATGGAGCCTGATAGCCCTTTCCATACGGTCGATGGACTCGCCGGTTTTGTAGCCCGGTTGCAACTGGACTGCCTCGACAGCACCATCGGTCAGGGTGTTGATCTCACCAGTGAGCCCGTCCTTCCACTCGCCACCCTGAAGATGCGGGGGCCGGCCATTCTGACCAATGATGACCAGATCAGGGAAGACCGCCTTCTGGACTGCAATGAGGTCCAGGGCCATCAACTGCGCCATCCCGGTGTAGATACCAATGGTCTGGTTGAACTGACCCTGAAGCTTAGATAGGGTCACCCTTCGAGGGGAAACCACCAAAGGCATCTCTGCACGGTTGGGGATGCGCTCTAGTTCCGCGTAACCCCTGCCTGGGACCTGGCCGTAGATATGGGGACTGCTAGCCTTGCCGACGACAATCAGAACATGCTCAACATCGTCGGTGTATTCAACAATGTCGAACATGGCCTCCATATCAATGGCCTTGCCATGCACGTCACCCATCGAAAGCCCGTCAAGCTTGCCCAGGGTCCGGTAGTTGCGCTCCAGCCAGGCTCGGGTCTTCTGATAGGAGAAGATGCAATCATCAGGCTCAATGGAGTCGATGTCCGAAGACGGGGCCGGGAAGGCGGCCATCGGGGACCTGATCTCCCATTGGGGAATCTCCTTCTTGAAGTCCGGCTTGATGAAGGTCGGGGCAGACGCATACCCGATCAGATACAGGGCCTTACGGAACAGCTTGGTTCTGGTGTCGTTCTGCTGCCACCAGGACAAGTTGGCTAAGCGCCTCTGGGCTGCCCTCTCGACCTGTCGCTTGATCCTGGGGTTGATCGCAGGGTAAGTCAGGTCTGGGGTGGTCGAGGACAGCCGGAAGGCAGTCTGCTCAATGCCCTCGGAGATAAGGTTGGCCACTGCCGGCTTCTCAGCCTTGTCCAACTCCGGGAGAGGAATGACCACTTCGCCATCTGCAACCTCCCTGATCCTCATCATCTCCTGGATCGCGGGATGCTGTGACTTCTTGCGGTCCTCCCAGAGGGCCAAGATTTCTTCGACTGTCTTCAATGAGGCCTCTGGAGTCTATAGTTAAACCTTGGTGAGTATCTGTACCATAATCGGTAAACCTAACGTCGGTTTATGCAGTCAATTCACCAGGAAGCTTGCCGGCCCATGAGGGTCTTCGGCTTCTGATGGGGGTGTCGAACTCGAACTTCAGGTTGGGCAGGTGATACTCAAGGAACCAGTGGGCCATAACCTGGTCATCGGTTGCACCCTCAGGCCACTTCAGAAGCTCGCTGATCAGGTAGTTGGACTTCATCCTTGAGGAAGAAGGAAGGTCCATGGGGAACCTGACGAGTCCCTGCCTATAAGCCCTGGCGATGGTCTGGACCCCATACTCCGGGTCAGCCTTGTTGATGTTGGTCTGATGCGGAATCAGGCTGATGTTGTTCCTGGCCAGCCAAGACCTAATAAAGTGCGTCTGAAGCATGAAGCGTTGGGCACCATTGGCCTCAACGATCAGATAGTGGATCGGTAATCCCATGCTCTTGGCTCGGGTGGCCCAGTCCTCCATGAGCCCGGTGTATCTATCGCCTACTAAATCAAGGAAATCATCAGCACGAAGCTGGGCCTTCTCGATGTCCATCAGGATGCGGTACTCGGTGTTGACCTGATAGACCCACCACTGGATAGCCCACCACTTAGTCGGTGAGGGGTCTACGGTGACGATGCTCAGGTGGTGCCCGGAGAAGTAGTCAGGAAGCTGTAGGAGCCTTCTTTCCCTTTCCTCACAGCCTGGTAGCTCCTCACCAGTCCTGGGGTCAATGCCTCCCCGGATATCCAGGAGGGTCACAAGCTGGTTGGCAGGGTCGGTGTCCTCTTGCTGGTAAGTGACCTCGAAGATGCGGGGGTTATTAGCCTTCTGGCGGCGCAACTCTCGCCAGGGAAGCCTCACCGGGTCTAACAAACAGCCTTCAGGGTAAGGCTTGGCAGACCGCTTGTGGTCCCCTTCGCACTTATCGTCGTAGTGAGCCTTGTAGATGACGTGGTGGTACTTCCTGGTTCCTTCGGCCTCCTCGTCGTCCTCATCGTCAGGGACATCCTTGAGGTCCAGGGCGAACCGATAGCCATCGTCAGCACCGAGCCTCTGGCCAATCAGGAACAGTGCCCCACCGGGCTCCAGACGAGACTCTGCTTCCTGGGTCCACCACTCCTGCCACTGCTCCCTGGATTCCACCATCTTCATGTTCTTCCGGTGGACCAGGTCATCCCAGACGATGAAGTCAAAGCGGCCACCCAGGAACCCGGAGTCCTGACCATGGGCCACTACGGTGGGTTCCTTCTCGATGGTCTTTCGGGAGTCGTACTGCTCTACAATGAATTCATCGCCTCTCCATAGGTCAGCGGCCACCGGTTTGAAGCGTCCGTAATCCTGAGAAACCACTCCTCTTGCACCCACCATGGGGTCGGTTCTTTCGAGGGTGGTCTTGAGGCGACGAGAGTATTGTTTGGCAGATGCGTGGACTCGATGTCCAAGCTGGACTCTAATGCTTCGGTCCCGGACGATGAGCCAGCAGACGATGTCATGTGTGAAGGTTGTGGTCTTACCTCCGCCTGGAGGCATGTTGCAAACCACGTACTCCTTGTCCTCGGTTCCAAGGTATTTGATGACCTCCTGAGCCGCCATCGACTGCCAGGGGACTGTGGTTCTGCCCAGGTAGTGCTCTCTAAAGAACTGAAAGTCATCCCAGCCACGCTTGGCGGTCTCTGACAACTCCTCATACCTGAGAGGGTCAGGGATGTTGACTTCGACCCAGGCTTCCTTGCGTTCCTCCCGCTTGTCTGGGGTGTCCTTGAGGCCGTTTTCACGGTTGAGGATCGTCTGGTAGGAGCGGATACCACACTTACGCATGGCCTCCTTCTTGGTGTGCCCCTGGGCTATAAGCCTGTCGAACTTCCTCCAGGTGGCCTCCTTGATCTGATAGGGCATCAGCTACTCTTAGCCCCTTCAGGGGTATCAAAGAGGTCTTCTTCAGGGTAGTGGGCCAGGTACTTCCTACCGCAGGAGTCGCATTCCCAGTTGGTCTTCAGGGGCTGGATTGCCTTGCCACAGTTGCACCTACGCTTGTACCTGAGGTTGCTCATTCCCACTGACTTCTCCGGGGTCTAGGTAGCCTGGAGAGGTAAGATAGGGACCCCGGAAACTTTCTGGATTCTTTTGCTGACTTTTACAGCAGAATCCAGCATGGCCTCTGAAAGGTCTGGTAGAAGAGGGTCAGGAACATCCCGGGTCTGGCTTCCACGGACTACGACTCACAGTCTGGTCCTCAGACTAAGACTTAGAGCCCAGCTTCTAGGACTGGACCCGGGAGTCCTCATCAGCCTCAGTGTGACTGGGGGGCGGAAGTAAAGACCTAAGGTCTTAGGTACCCGCTCAAATGCCCGTTAGAGGGGTTACAGTCCTTATTGTCCAGGTAGGCTCTGGCGCAAGGGGGAGATCGGAACCCCCGGATAGCGGGTGGTATGCTGACCCTTAGACCCGAAGGGTTGAGGTTGATGGGATTAGTGTGTTCACTGCGAAAGCAGGGAGGCCCAGACCCCAAAAGCCCCTGGGAACGCTAACCCCCAGAGTCTCCAGACCCCCGGATGCCGGCTAACCCCTCAGACCTCAGACCCCTAGAATCCCCCCTTAGACCCCCCAGACTCCAGACCCCAGGGACATAGTAGTGCTTGTTGGTCCTTGTGGAATCTTCTTAGAAGATGTCACTGGAGTCCCTAAGTTACTGTCTAGTAACAACCAGGAACCCAGAGTCTCACCCGGTGGAGATACTGGGTGTTACCAGAAGTAACAGTTATACTAGAGGCACCCGGATAAGCCAGATATCACTGAGTCAGACCCTCGGTCAAAGAGTCCCATACCCAGATAGACCAGGGGATTCTTAGTGATAATGGAAAGTATAGAGGGAGGGGATACCTCCTCCGGAGGTGCCGGGGGCCTCGGCAGACCCCGGGTCATCTTTTCCCCTTTGGGTGATATGTGAGCGGCTGGTTGACATAAGGTCGATTATCGGGGCGTCTCCGGGAGCCTCTGGGGGAGGGATGCCAGGGGAGGCAGGGGATTGAGTGTACCCTACATGCTTCTGGACTATGGGCCGGCCCCCGGGACCCAGTAGCCCCTGGGGGGGGCCCAGCACCCTAACTAGTCCCTAGGGGCTATTGACCAAATGGTCAGCCAATCCACTTGCCAACACCAACATCACCGGGTAAGTTGTTGTCAGTTCGGTTCGACGGTCTGAACCGGGGGTCTTACCTCTAGGCGGACCATCTCTGAGCCTTGGACCTTGGCAACTTCATAGTGGTTCTTTCCCCCCTAGTTACTCTCCTGTCCACCAATCTAGCTGTCCGAGTCTTGGGTGGTTAGGGTGGCCAGGGATGGTCACTAGGGAAAGGAAATGCAATGCAATTCACGAGACTTCCTGCCACCATGGTCCGTGTGGGAGATGTCATCCGGGATGCGTTCTCGGGTGATGAGGAGTTCGTGGTTGAGGAGATTCACGGCATGGAGGGTCAGAATGCATTGGCCTTCCTGGGTGAGGCCCTGGATGGGTCCGGAAGCCGGCGACTCCCAGTCTTCACCACCGAGTGGGTGCAGGTGAAGGTTGTCCCGCTTGGTAGCTAGCTAGCAACACCGGGAGAATGGTTCTTCCTAGGTTCGATTCCTAGGCTCCCACGAACCAACTAGGGGAAAGGGAAACACCATGAGCGACGCACCTTGCGGACCTGGCAAGTTCGAGGGCCAGCCTGAGTGGTTCAGGGAGGCCTACGAGGGTACCACCTTCGTCATTGAGGCAGGCAGCGTCCAGTACCCAGAGGGTTGGTACGGCCTAATCCCTCTGGGTGATGGTGAGGCATGCATTGCCCATGAGGACAGCCAAGGGTTCGTGAGTCTGTACGGTCAGGGTTCACACTCCGAGATGTTTGGCCTCATGGACTCGATCGAGTCTGACTACCTGCAACCAACCACTAGGGGAAGGCAACCCAATGGACGAGATAGTCACTTCTGATCTGGCCAAGTTCGGGTACCGGGAGCTTGAGATTGCTTCTCGACTTCTGAGCGCCTACGTCAAGGAGCCTGACATCCTAGGGAACGGGGTTCAGGTGTTCATGAACATGCACTCTGGCTACGTGTTCCTGTCGGATGAGGACTACAACACGGCCATGATGAACGGGGACAAACTGGAGATTTACTACTGCTGCTCAGAGTGTGGGGACGAAGGCTTCCTTGAGGACCTTGCCGGCAATCACCACCTTGACGAGTACGGGACCCTGATTCACGGGGATAACGACAACTAGGCGCTAGCAATGCCAGGCAGGACCCTTAAGGGGTACGGGCATCATAGCCCACCTGCCTACTGGGTATCAACCACAGCCTTTGGCTGTCAAGGGAAAGGGGGGCAAGTGAAGGTCTACA